CCTGCTGATCGAGTTCGATGCGCAGGCGCTCCCATAGTTTCAGCGTCAGGACGGCATCCTGCTCTGCGTAGCCGCCGACGTACTTTGGCGGCAGGCGCCACATCTCGCTCTTGGGATCGAACCCCCACTCCTTCGCCGCAGCGCGCAGGAGCCTCTCGTCCTTGCGCATGTCGACGTAGTCCTTGCCGAGGTTGTTGAGGCTGTAGGACCAGCGGTTCTCGTCGACGATGGCGCCTGTGATCATCGTGTCGATGATCCGGCCCTCGATGTTGACCCCCTCAGCTCGCAGCCACCCGGCGTCGTAGGTGGCGTTGTGCATGATCTTGTCGATGTGCGACGTGGCCATCTGCTTCTGCAGCCACCGCATGGTCATCTTGGGGTCGAGGTTGTGGCCATTCTGGTGGCGCATGGGGAAGTAGCCGTAGTAGTCGCCTGCGGCTACAGCCACCCCGACAATGTAGCCGTCGTTGCGCGCCCACCCAGGACCAAGAGTGGTCAGGTTCGGGTCGTAGGTCTCAAGGTCCACGGCGATCTGCTTGTACCCGGTCAGATCCGGGTACTCGGACGGCATGAACCAGTCGACCTCGACGTCCTCGAAGAGATCAGGTTGCCGCATCCATGATCTCCCCTCCGCAGGCCAAATAGCCACAGCCGTCCACCCAGTTGTCTACATGCTTGGGGTTGCTGCTGATGCGCGCAACCTTGAGCAGCGTCATCATCACGGCAACATCAGCGGGGTGTACCTCAATGCCAAGGTAGATGGTCCAGTACTCGGCAATGGTGCGGAAGTTGTCTTCCATGTTGCCATGATCGGCAGCTCGGTCCTTTGTGACGTACTGCTTCGCGGTGTCGAGAATTTCTGCCCGTTTCATATGTCGTACCTATACTTGCGGTCTGTGTCCAAGATGTGGAGGTTTTTGCGGGTACGCGTCACGCCAACATAGAAGACGCGGTGTTCGTCATCCTGATCGGGGCTGTTGGCGCATGCCTGCGTGGTTCCAAGATACACGACGCAGTTGTCGTCTTCACCCCCTTTCATCGAGTGCATCGTCGATAGTTTGATGCGCGGCTCGGCAAAGATGTTCTCCCCACGACGCTCCAGAGCAGCGATGTAAAGACGCTCGTCGTCCGTCATCTTGATCACGGACAGCGCATCTTGGTGCTTGGGAGCCAAGAGACCGTACTCGCGCGCCAGATCATCGTAGGTGTACTGACCCATTGGGTCAGCCGCATCCAGAAGCACACCAGACCCCCGGCGCAGCGCCGCAGCAGGCCCCTGCTTTGGCAGGTTCTCATACAGATTCTTGATGGACGAAACGTCGAGCGATCCGTTTTCCTGAAGGGTACGCCAAGACTTGATCGCCTCGGCCAACTTGACACGCAGAGACTGGTTCCCCTTGACGCTGTAGAGGTATCCCGAAGACTCAAACCAGTCCCGGAACATCGTCAACGCGCTGTTCGTCCGGGCCATCACCGTCCAAGATCCGCGTTCAAACGGGATCGTGTCGATGGTCATGTGATGCGTGTAGGACCCCTCCTCGTCCGTAGGGTAGTACTCCTTCGGCACACGGCTCCGGATCCGGTTGACGATCCTGTTCGCGACTTCGTACACGGCCCTCGGAACTCGGTACGACTGCGACAGGACCTCAAACGTGCTGGATGCGTACATGAACCGTTGGACCTCGACCCCCGTCCACGCGTGGATCGCCTGATCGTCATCGCCAGCGTAGATCACCCGTTCTGATCTGTCCGCGATGGCTTCGGCCATTTCCCACTGCAGCGGTGTCAGGTCCTGCGCCTCGTCAACGATGAACAGCTTGAAGTTCGGAATGTCCACGTTGCGCGGATAGAGGTCAATCAGGTCAACGAAGTCCATCTTGCCAAACGTGGACTTGTAGATCTTGAGCGATTGCTCGATCTGGCGCAGCTTCGGGAAACTCAGGCTGTAGTTCCTCTCGCGGTTGTACTCGCTCTCCAAGGACACAGTCCGGTACCGAGCCTTGTCGATGATCCGCAGGTAGTAGATGCCGTTGCCGCCCACGGACGGGAGCAACACACCCTCGTCTGGAGAGATAGCCTCCATGCCGTTGAGAGCGACGCCCAGCTTGTTGCCGACAATGGCATAGTCCGCAGCAGACATCATGTCGGTACGCCGCATGCCAAGCGCATGGAACGCCAATGCGTGCATGGTCTTGACGTAGGGGAAGTCCTTCGGCAGCAAACCGAACTTCGCGCAAGCTCGCTCGAGCGCCTCGTATACGCCCTTGCGAGTGAACGACACGAAGCAGATCTCCCATGGCCGCACGCCTTCCGCCAACGCGCGCTCCATCTCCGCGATCATGCGGTGCGTCTTGCCGCACCCTGGCGGACCAAAGATCGTCAGACGCTTAGACATCTGGTCGTCCCCGCGGGCGGTTTCGCAGCCAGTTCTCAACCTCGTCCTCGAGCCAGCGGCTGGCGCTGGTCTTCGACTCGTCCCCGCCAAGGATCAGCGGCTTGGGGAAACTGCCCTCCTGCACCCACTTGTAGATTGTGGACTTGGAGACACAGACCCACTCGCAGACCTCGGCGATCTTCAGCAGTTTCGGCCTAGAAGGGCACATCGTTCGATACCTCCATCCTCGGTAATTCGATTTCGCTTTCGTCAAAGGCAGGCACCCACCACACCCTGATCGTGGTGAACTTGCCGTTCTCCTTCTTCACACTCTGGTGGCCAGAGCAGTGATCGCTGCCGTTGATCCTCTTGATCTGCTCTTGGATCTGGGCCCGCGTGTAGTGCGTGAAGCCCTTGTTCTTGAGGAACTGACCAAGGCCAGCCATCGTGAACTTGGTCACGCCGTTGTCCGTGTAAGGCTTGCCCATGTCCAACTCTTCCGGGACCATGGCTCGTATGCGGCTCGTGCAGTAGTCCTTCAGGTGCTCCTTGAACTGGCCGCTGATCGTCAGCTCCTCGGCTACCTCAAGTTGCGTGGAGTTCTTCATCAACTCGTTGACCAGTCGCTGCCATTGCGAGGGCTTCGGTGTTGGCGGCATCCGCTGCATCTGCTCCATGCACGCCCGCTGCCACAGCGACGGGTTCTGCAGTTGCTCCGTCGATAACTGAACGCGGTTCCCGTCCACATCCATGAAGTAGAGCCGAGGCTCAGACAGAAGGATTGTCAGACCACCAAGATGGGCTGCGTCCTCCACCTCTCCGCCAACCCCAAACGGCCGGGTGCGGCAGATGTTCTTGTCGCAGTGGTCTTTCAACGGGCACTGGTTGCACTGAAACCCGTAGTCCTTCTTCGACAGGGACGTCTGGAGGTCTACAACCTCACTGGCGTCCAACGGAGGCGAACACAACATCCGGTTGTATTCCTCCATGTGGCGCTTCCAGTCGTCACGCCACTTCTTCTGGCAGTACCGGCCAATGTTGAAGAGCGTCGTGTTGCGGTTCTCGGTTATCGGACCTTTGCTTGCGATCACCTCGAGGCAGTACGGGCCGTCCGTGAAGAACTTGCGCTCACCCGCGAAGTTGAGAGCGTTCAACTCATGCGCGCTCGTCTTGCCCCTCTCCACTGCCGATAGAAATTGTTCCAGCGTCATCGCCTCGCCGTTGTGGTCGAGGCAATACCGGGTCGTCATCTCGGCGTTGAAGTACGGCATGTTGATGAAGTTTCCGACATCGCCGCGCTCGGACAGGATCTTGTCCTGCTTCGGAAAGATCTCGCAGCCCGAGTAGCCCAAGACCACGGACATCTCGGCAAGGTACTCTCGGATCAGACCCGCAGGCTCCCAGTCCTTCAAGAACAGGAACAGGTGCCCACCGCCAGACTTTGACCGGCACACGAATAGCGGCAGCTTCAACGCAGCAACCTGCTTGGCCAACCCGGCCAAGTCCAGATCGTAGCTGTCGATATCCAGCGCGCCAAACTTGCACTTGTTCTCCCGGTTGATCGGGATCGAGCCAATGCCCGCCTTTCCGTCAAGGTGCGACTGAACCAACTCCTCGGTCAGCGGTTCTCGGACCACGCGGCTTTGTGCCTCGGTCTTGCCGCTGCGCGTGACGCGGCCGACGATTGTTTTCCCGTGGCCGTCGCTCGATCCCTCGAACGCGGCCAACATCCTCTTCGCATCGGACATGCTTGGCTCCAAAGTGAAGAAGGCGCGGGGTTACTGCACCCCGCGCCATGCTGCTCAAAACGGGATGTCTCCCCGGTCTTCCGCATGAGCCCCACCACCGATGGACTCCTCCGGAGCAGCCTTCACATCGCCAGCCATCACGGACTCGCGAAACGCCTTCGCCTCAAGCAGCAGCGAACGGTCGTTGACCAGACCGACCTTCTCTACTGCGTAGTTGTTCCACGAACCTTGGTCATTGGACTCCTCGGTCGTGGTCAGTTTCCACATGGTCGCGTAGACCGCAGGCGTGACCATCTGCCCGTTCTTCGGGTTCTTGATCCGCTGCAGTGCGATCTGCGTCTTCCAGCGACGCGAGATCTTCAGTTGCGTGGACTTCATGTCCACAACCGCAGGTTGGAAGCCGCCGTCAGGATCAACGATCAGGCAGAAATGCTGGTCAGACTTCACCAGTTCATCGCCGGTCGGCAGGATCTCCTTCGACCCGACACGGTTCGTCCGCTGGAGCATCGGATCCGTCGGAGAGATCTCACCCTTGAACCCACCGCCCTGCTCGCGCGGCGTGAACATCAGGTACTTGGTTGTCTGGTAGCAGGGCACCACGACGATGCCGTCCTCGCCAGACCAGTGCTGACCCGTCACCGTGTTGAACAGATCGCCCTGCGAAGCGCCCTCGATGTACTCAGACTTCTTCTTGTTGAGTTGCGGCGACAGCGCCTGCAGCACCCGCACGAACGGGATCTGCATTTCGGAGCTGTCAAACGCGGCACCGTCCCCTGCGAGGAGATAGATGTCGTCCAGCACCTCGGTCGAAACCTCGGTGTTCTCTTTCTTGGCTACTGCAGTGCTCACTTGCTATCCTCCTCAGTCTGAGCATCACGGGGTTCTTTCTCCCCGTCTCGTTCCATGGCCTCAAACAGCGCCTGTTTGGCGTTCACCTCGTACAGAAGAGGTTTTCCCTTTCCGCGGCCACCGCAGGTGCATGTTGCATCTTCCGCATGAACGCCGTCATACGGAAGAACCGACGATGCAGACGACCAAATCGATGTGCGTTCATCAGCCGAAAGATCACTGAAAACCTCGTCAAAGGCCGCGCGACTATCAATCGTCGTTTCGTTGGCGTTACGGCGCATGAAGATCGCCGTAGAAAATGCTTCCGCTACTCTATTCATGCCTTCCTCCGGATCTCAGCTGCGTTGGCAACGAACGCCCCGAACATGTCGAGGTCGATGGGCTTGCCCGACACAACGCGCTCCTTGACGAATGCCCGCAGTGTCGAGGAATGGATGTGGGTCTTGGTCGAGGGGTGGAACCCCTTGGCCTCGAGCATACCGACGACGTCACCAGCGACGTTGTCCTCGCCCTTGCCAAAGGTCAAGACGACGTCATTCTTGATGATGTCATCCAGCCCGTTGCTTCGCAGCCAGTCGAAGGCTTCTTCCTTGCGCTCGACGGGAATCGACGCATGAACGATCAGCTTGCGCTGCACCGTCACGCCGTCAACGTCGACGCGCTCCAGGCCCATCTCGTCCATCAGGGCCGGGATGGTCTCAACCGACAGCTTGTGACGCTCGGTGTTGAGCGACTTCACATGCGCCTCGGCCTCTTCGATCTCTGCGTCAAGACGACGCAGCTTTCGAACCAGCTGGCTTAGTGACTTGGCCGTGTCGGTCTGCACGTCCTTGAGAGCGACGCTCTCGTCGAACATGTCTTCGAACAACTCCATAAGTTTCTCCTCTTCAGGGTTGTGGTTGACACACAACCGCGCCAACCGTAAGGTGGACTCTATAGGAGGTTCCAGATGTCTGTCAACTATATCTTCAAAACCACACCATACGAACACCAGCGAACCGCACTGGATCGCGCTGGACTGCGCGAGAGATACGGTTTCCTCATGGAGATGGGAACCGGCAAGTCGAAGTGCCTCATCGACAACATGGCGCAGCTTTACCTGAACGGTAAGATCGACTTCGCCCTCATCATCGCCCCCAAAGGCGTCTACCGTAACTGGGTCAGCAAGGAGATCCCAGAGCACCTGCCAGATGAAGTGCCCCATCGGGTTATCCGCTGGGTCGCCAACCCGAACAAGAAGCAGAAGGAGGAGATGCAGGCGGTCACAAAGCCCTTCGACGGGCTGACCGTCTTCGTTATGAACGTCGAGGCTTTCTCGACCAGCAAGGGCCAAGGAGCAGGCGTCTGGTTCGCAAAGAACAAAGGCAAGAACGCCCTCATCGCCATCGACGAAAGCACCACGATCAAGAACCACAGCGCCAAGCGCACCAAGTCACTCACACGGATCGCCGCAGGCTTCGCCTACCGCCGCATCCTGACAGGCTCACCCATCACCAAGTCGCCCATGGACGCCTACTCCCAGTTCGAGTTCCTCGGACCTGGGACCTTGGGCTTCGATTCCTACTACGCCTACCAAGCGCGCTATGCGGTGCTGATGAAGCGCAAGATGGGGCAGGCATCGTTCAACCAGATCGTCGGCTATCGGAACTTGGACGAGCTGACCGACCGCATCGACCGCTACGCCTACCGGGTGCTCAAAAAGGACTGCCTCGATCTGCCCGAGAAGGTCTTCACCGTGCGCTACGTCACGATGACGGAAGAGCAGACGCGCATGTACGAGGACATCCGCAGGCAGGCACTGACCATGCTCGACAACGGGGAGATGGTCACGACCCAGCACGCCATCACCCAGCTCCTGCGCCTGCAGCAGGTCCTGTCCGGGCATCTTCGCACGGACGACGGCGCCATCGTGACGTTCAAGTCGTCACGCCTCGATGCGCTGACCGAGATCCTCGAGGAGCATGACGGCAAGGCCCTGATCTGGTCCAGATTCCGGCACGACATCCAGACCATTACCCAAGCCCTGCGTGATCGGTACGGGGACGATAGCACCGCGGCGTACTACGGGGACACTTCGGACGAAGAACGCAACGCAATCGTCCGTAACTTCCAAAACCCCAAGCACCCGCTGCGCTTCTTCGTCGGAAACCCATCCACCGGGGGCTACGGACTGACGCTGACAGAAGCGAACCTTGTGATATACTACGCCAACTCCTTCGACCTTGAACACCGGCTGCAGTCGGAGGATCGGGCTCACCGCATCGGTCAAAGGAACAACGTCACCTACGTCGATCTCATCAGCGAAGGCACCGTCGACGAGCAGATCGTCAAGGCCCTGCGCAACAAGATCGAACTCGGCGCAAGAGTACTCGGAGAGGAGGCACGAGCATGGCTAAACCTAAGCCCAAAGACATTGATATAGAGAAGACCATCGAGGTCTTCATCGACTACCGGAAGGGCATGCGCAACAAACGCACCGCCCTCGAGGCCCTGATGAAAGAGACGGGACTTGAGCCCGAGGTGGCCAAGGTCTTTCTTGCAGCCATGAAGCGGGAGAACGTCACAAGTATCAGGGGATACAGCAAAGCACCGAAGAAAAAGGAAGGGGGCCAGTAGGCCCCCTAGTTCTTTGCAAATGTCTCGTCGTGTGCCCTCTTGATCAGCACAGATAGCTGTCGAGCCTTGGACCTCTGGTCAGACCTCGCCAACTCATCAAGCATGTCGTAGACCTCCAGCGGAACAGCGACATTCCGAAACACTTGCTTCTCGTCCTTCATCGGTCTCTGCCTCTCACTGCAGCATCAGTCGATACTGCACCATGACGTCTTGCTCCTCTTGGAGCTCGCCCTTGTCCCTCTTCCGCTCCCGAATGATCTGGCGCAACGCCTTCACATTGTAGCCCTTCGACTTGAGGACGGTGAAAATGTCGCGCTGGTCCCGCGCCACATCCTTCTTCTCCACCTCAAGCCGCTCGTAGTCAGCAACCGCCCGTTGCAGTTCCTCAGCAGCAGCACGCATCGCGTCCTGATTGTGCTTGCGGAAATCCGGATCGTCCTTCATCGGTAGCACGCCTCTCTCCTAGCCTGTTTGTGGACAAAACGCAACTATTCAAACTCCTCTATGTTGATCGCATACAACAAGAACGAGGCTCTCGCCTGCCCCGGCCTGCGGTACACCTCCGCCTTCACGATCTTCCCATCGTTAAACAGACGCGCCGTCGTCGTCCCGACCTCGAGCACGTCGATCTCCAAGTCCGAGGACAAGTCCGCATTCGAGAAGATCCCGCCTGAACGCATGTGCGCCAAAATGCGGTCCTCGACCCTCGGATTGACCTGCGCGACCGGCCGATCTTGGACCTTGGTCCTCTCAACTCGGACCGCGCGCCACGGGATGTTGCCGCGCTTGTCTTCGTAGTTTGGCAGCACAAACGCCCGAACCTCGTCCAGCGGCTGCAACTTGAGCATCGCCGTGATCCGGGAGTTGATGAAGATCGCCTCACCCTCCTTCGTTGTCGCGAAGGCACTGCCTGCCAGCGACACATTCTCGATCACGGCATCCTTGATCTCGGTTATCGTGTCCGTCATCGTCATCCTAGTCTCCTCTTGATTTCATATGGTCACTATCCGTAACCTGTCCGCAATCAACACACAAGCGGTCAACCACGCGTAAGCACCCACACCGCCTTGAGAGACGCCCCGTACGACTGGCGTTGCGAATAGGGGATCTCCTTGACGGGGATTGCCCTGACAAGCCCCTTCCTCGTCAGCCGGTCAAGGGCGCCCTTGGCGGCTTGTCTGGACACGGCGATCTTGTGGGCGATGTCCACAATGGCAAGACCCATCGGATATGCGGCCATGACCTTCAGGATGAGTTCGTCCGTCGGGTTTGTCGCCCCAGGCTGATACCGGGCGTACGCAGCCTTGACGATCAGATCGGGAGCAGGCTCCTCAACCTTCGGCGGCTCGACCGATGCCCACGGCCGAGACATGCGCGCTGACGGCGTGCGCGGGGCAGCATCCGTTGTCACGCTGGGCCGTCTGGCTTGGACCGAGGTCCTGGGACTTACAGTCTCCTTGATCGCTTCGAGCTCCGCGGACCTGTGCCTGTGGATGGCGGCGGCGATCTGAGCCTCGTATTTTGTGGCGAGTTTGGCGTTGAGGTTGTAGGCGGGGATCAGGATCATCACACATCCTTCCACGGGTTCGGGTTGTCGCTCGACAACCGGCGCTCCAGTTTCCGCAGCTCCTCGGCCACGGTCTCGTTGGGCTCGTTGAAAGCAGGGTCCACCTGCATCAGGCGGTTCGCGGTCCGTGACCATAGGTCCCGCCAATACTCGGCGCGCTCCTTCCAATAGGCAGCCTGACGCGCCTGCTCTTGCAGTTGGATGCGGAGGTCGTCGGTCATCACTTCTCCTCCCTCTTCCACTTCCTGAACACGATCTTGAAAGCCTCGGTCACGGCGCGCTCGACGTCCTCTTCACTTACCTGCATGTCGGTTCTCCCATCTCGCCAGCAGATCGCTGCTGCTTTGCATCTTGCCGCCGCCGACGTTGAACGCAAAGTTGACGCGCGGGTTTCGGTTGTACTTTTCAAATTCGGGCGTGTTGCTCTCTCCCCTGTCGCCCCCGTTGGCGAAGATGACACGCGCTCCTGACCACATCCTGAGCGCCCGCTCGATAGCGTGGCAGGCGGTGTCGTCACTGTCGTCGAAGAAAAGCACCGTATCAACGACGCGCAGGGCGCGGATGATGTTGGCTCGGTCCTTGCGCGGCATGAACGCAGCGCCCTTCTTGCGGATCAGCCACTCGTCGCTGTTGATCCCGACGATCAGCCTGTCCCCGAGCGTGGCTGCCGCGTTGAGGTAGTCCAGATGCCCGACGTGCAGCGGATCAAAGCCGCCCGTAACTAACGTGACGTACATCACCACTCCCCCGTCCAATGCTTCATCCCGAACTCCGCATAGAGCGCCCGCTTCTCCTTCTCGTGGTCGATGTCAGTGTCTCCCCTGTGCAGGATCGTATTGTAGGGCGGCTGCTCACGGTAGGTCGCGATGAACGGCATCGTGGCGATCTGCTCTCGCAACTTGGACATCACCCACGGACCACAGCCCGAGTTTATAGGATAGCCCGTGAGCGTCTCTGTCACCGCGTGCATGTAGGTCTGGGGCCCAAGGTAGTAGGTGCTTGTCTGCCCCTTCCTGCGGCGGTCGATATACAGGGCTGCTGCCAGTTCAAAGGCAGGGTTGCCTGGTTCCGTCGCCATGAAGTCCTGACTGAAGTCGTGGTCGAGACAAGTCGGTAACACCCACGACGCACTCTTTGGTATAGCAACGTCGAGCGGTGTGTCGCAGATGCGGTCTATGTCGCAGTAGACGCCGCCCTCTTCGTAGAGTTTGATGAGCCGCCACAGGTCCGTTTTGGTGACAATGTGGTCGTTGCGGATCAGTCCCCAGAAGTTGCTGCCGAGGTGGAACTCCAAATACTTGTTCACCTCCGCATCCTCGTGGATCGTTATCGTCCACTCGGGGTTCAGGTCGATCAATCTGCGAAGGCCGAGGTTAACGAGAGTGGCTTGACTGTTAACTATTTCCTTCGTCGGCCATGTCATATGAACATGCTTGGGGATCATCACACATCCTTCCACGGATCTGGGTTCTTCAACGCCTGCGTGATCTTCCTGATTTCTTCTGCCGTGGTCGTCATCGGCCCAGACAGTTCCGGGTCTACACGCAGCAGCCGGTTCGCGGCCCTGCTCCACAGGTCACGCCAGTATTCGGCGCGCTCCTGCCAGAACGTGGCTTGCTGCCGCAGTTCTTGGATCTCGCGCTTGAGGTCGTCGGTCATGGGTTGTCTCCCTCAATCTCGGCCAGCATGACAGTCGCACCACGACGGTAGTGAGACACATGGCGATATCCTACCCTGTCATCCCGCATGGCGGTCAACCTTTCCACCGCCTTCGCCAACTTGGCCTCCAGTGCCTCAATGCGGTCGGCTGCTTCGTCCCAATCAGCGGCTAGCTCGGCGTCCTGTTTCGCGCATTTCTCGTGGTCCAGAGACAGACGAACAGCGTAGGTATTGGAGGGGCTGCGATGACCCTGATCGAACAGAAGGCGCTGGCCCATCAACGCAGCCGCCACAGCTTCGTTATTGGCTTGAATAAGTCTCTCATGTTTCGCCCTATCCCGCAGCCGCTTCACCAGATCGTCGTCGTCGGTCATGTCTTGTCTCCCTTCAGTTCTGCGAGGGTGGTGCGGGCCTGCATGATCGACCTCCAGCAGCACCAGATGTCGTGTGATACGCCAGCGCCATGCCTGACAAGCGCGGCAAGCGGGTCTGTATCGGCAGGCAGGTGGTTCTCGGGCAGCCAAGTCACCAGATGGTTGCCGCCGATCATGCAACCTTCCAGCGCCTCCACCGCCTTCGCCAGCTTGGCCTCAAGATCACGAACAGCTTGTGCTCCGATCCTGTCACACTCGGAGTAGGCGTTACGGTATTTCTCGCAGGTCGCCAGCTTGGCAACCAGAGCCTCGATGCGGTCGGCCACCGCCTTCACAGCATCCGCGCTGTCGCAGTCGCAGTCAGGATCGTGCAGCCCCCGGCCTTTGTAGGCTTCATGGCAGCGGCAGCGCACGAGGTCTTGCAGTTCTGCGAGGGCTTGCTTCACCGGGTCGTAGGTCATGGCTTCGGCTCCTCAATGAACTGCGCGGGGTCTAGGGCGCGGATGGTTTGCTCTTGGTCAAAGCAAGCCCTTTCCGGCATCGGCCCCATGATTTGACGTTGACGGATATCCTCACACGCTTGAGCAGCCCCCTCAAGCGCCCGCTTGATCGCGGCCTCCATGTCGGCGCGGGTGTAGGTCAGATTTCTGCGGACGTATTCGGTGCCGCTGGGATCGTCAGTGTCGTCCCAATAGCCACCCGTCCAATCATCTGAAACAGGGATGGTGTGGTCGTTGTAGTCGGGCCAGACCCTTATCCGCTTCGGTGCTTCACTCATCACACCTCCTCCTTCTCCAAGTCATATGTCCAGAACTCGTAATCTGGGCCGGGAAGATGGCCGTACTTGCCTACCCTTGCCCGCATGACGGGCCGCAGCCACACCCACTCGCCATACCACAGGCGCACAGGCCTCCATGCAAACCACCTGTGGACTGGGCCAAAAGGCTTGCCGAAAGCATAAACATCAGGCCACTTCATCACACTTCCTCCGCAAAATACTGCGGCAGTTGGCCTTCGACCCACTCGCGGCGGATCACGGCGATGCGGGCGCTACCTGCGTTGTCGTCAGCGGCTTCGCGAGTTGGCCACCAGTTTTGGAAACTGTAGCCATAGTCATTCGCCCACTGCACCTGCTTCTTAGGCACGCCTGTCTTCTTACCGCTCACAGCTTCCCCTCCAGCTTCTCAAGCCGCGCCTTCATGTCGAGCAGCATCTCGAACAACTTGATGTAGAAGTAAGCGTCAGGCCCGGACGGAAACCCGAGCAACTTGGCGAGACGCTGTGCCTCTTCAATGTCTTTACTCACAGCTTCCCCTCCCGCATCTTCCTGAACACGGCTTTGAACGCCTCGATCACGGCCCGCTCTACTTGCGCCTCGGTCATCGAACCCTCCCGCTCTTGAGATTCCCGGCCACATTGAGGTGGAACAGCGGCACCTCGACCCACTGCCCATCGAGATATTGATCGAGACGCCAGCGGATATTGCTTGGGTGCAGCCGGTCCTCTGCTTCTTCGTTAATCAGCCACTCGACCACGCGGATCGTTCCTTCCTTCATTGGCTCACCCCCAGATCGCTCGGCCTCATCGGCGGGATCGGCACCGGATCACGCACCACCCGCAGCCCCGGTGGCCTCGGCGGCGGGATCGGCACAGGCTCATGCAACCTGTGCGTCTCGCACACAATCACCGCGCCGGGCTCCTCATGGGCGATGATCGCCTGCACCGCACGGCAGTGATCCATCTCGGCATACACGCCGACATAGCCTTGCCAACCTGTGGACAGGCCGACAGTCAGGATCGTCACACTCAGAACGGACATTCTTCTCCCCTCCTGTACCACGGCTCCCGCGCCTGCTCCTCACGCTTCGGAGGCTTAGGCTGCGGCGGCGGTGTCCTAACACCTTGCTGCTTCAGTTCTTCTTCCAGCCACTTGGGCAGCGGTTCCTCATGCGTCGCCATTGTTCATCGGCTCCCTAACCATCCGCTCAACCACCTGCGCCAGCAACTTGATCTCGCCAGCACGCTGCACGTTCCAGTAATTCCCTGCCGTCTTGTCGTTCATGATCAACTCAGCAACACGCTCAATCCGATGCAACGCAGACAACAGGTCCTCGATCCTCGGTTCAGCCCACTTCGCCATCACGGTCCCTCATACTCTTCAACCAACAGCCACGGCATCTTGTCGCGGCGAACATGAACCAGATTTGCCTCGATCTGGTCGTACTTCGACCGACGCAGCCGACGAACAACGCCCGCCGCGCGCTTCGTCGAACCAATCCCCCACACCAGACGCGTCGTAGACTGGCCCGTGTCAGAGTTGACCCCGACGATCTCGTAGAACACCTCAAACGTCTCTTTCATCAGTCCCTCCTCTCCAACTCCGCCTTGTACATCTTCAGGTCCAGCAGCAACTCCGCCTTCTCCACCGACAGCCGAGCCACCACCTGCTCCAATCGCGCAATCTCACTGCGCTGCTTGGTAACCTTCGTCCGCAACCACGAAAGCTCACTCGTCGTCTGCGTCATCATCCACCTCAATCTCACCACGCCCACGGCAGTGGTCGCACACATCCCACTCCGAAGTCAGGTAACCGTACGGGTTCGAGAACCCCATCGGGACCGCAACCTCATACTCAACCTCACCTCGGCCCTCGCAACTCGGACATTGGATCCACTTGGTCAGCATCACATCACGCTCCTGATGAAGGTCGCCGCGACTTGCGGGACGATGGCATTGCCGTAACCCCGCAGTCGTCCCACGCGGGCGGATACCCCATGAGCCAACGGGAATGTGCCGGATTCAACTGGCCGCCACTTTCCATCGCGGCAGAAGAGCCAGTCAGCATCTCGCCATTGGCCGTTAGTCGGGCGGGGCCGAGATCGG